CAAATCAATTTGTAGCCGATATCTTCATTCAGCCTGCGAAGTCAATCAACTTCATTCAACTCAACTTCATCGCTACTAGAACTGGTATTGCGTTTGAAGAAGTTGGTGCTTAGGCTTATAAATAAAAAGAAAACAGGAGAATTAAATGAACATTACAGAGTTTAAAGCTCGCCTAGGTGCCGGAGGAGCAAGACCTAATCAGTTTAGAGTCTTGCTAGGCTTCCCAAGCTACGTAACAGGCGTTGATACTTCAAACAGTATTTTGGTGACCGGAGCAGCAGTTCCGGCATCAACTGTTAATCCAGCGATCATTCAGTACAGAGGTCGTGAAGTTAAGTTGGCAGGTGAAAGGATTTTTGATCCTTGGACAATCACTATTGTCAATGATACTCAGCAGTCACTCCGTCGTCCATTCGAACAATGGATGGAAGGTATGAATTCATCTGCCGAAAATACTGGCATCTTGAACCCTGCTGATTATCAAGCAGACGTTACTGTTCAGCACTTAGACAGAAACGATGAAGTTTTGCGTGGCGGTACTTATATTCTACGCAATGCATTCCCAATCCAAATGTCTGAGATTGCTTTACAGTACGCACAGAACGACATTATTGAAGAATTTACAGTGACATTCCAGTACCAAAACTACGACAACTTTTAGTCGTAGGATTGAATAAGGATTTAATTTAGAATGAATATATTTGGGTTTAACATCACCCGGGAGCAGCCGCCTAAGACTGAAAAGTCTTTCGTGGCTCCTTCTGATGAAGGTGGTGTAGAAAGCATACGAGCAGGTGGGTATTACGGTACCTACCTTGATCTCGAAGGCGTTGCTAATAATGAAGCAGAACTCATCAAGCGATACAGAGATATTTCTCTTATGGCTGATGTGGATACTGCTATTCAAGATATTATTGATGATGCTATTGCTAATTTAGATGACGAAGATCCTGTGACACTAGACACAGATAGATTGAAAGTCTCTGATGCAGTAAAAAAACAAATACAAGATGAGTTTGAAAACATTGTTGAGTTACTAGATTTTAAAAATAGATCACAAGACTATTTTAGAAGATGGTACATTGACGGAAGACTATACTTTCATAAAGTTATCGACACTGAAAATCCTAGAAAGGGTATCAGAGACATTCGATACATTGACCCACGCAAGATTACAAAGGTCAAAGAAGTACACAAAGAAAAAAATGAGCAAGGCGTACAGTTCATTAAGAGTGTAGAAGAATTTTTCATCTTCAATGAAAAAGGACTCTCACAGAAAGCAGCACAATACAAAGCACCTGCTAATGATAACGCACTAAAGATTACTAAAGATGCTATTACTTACTGTCCTTCTGGTCTAGTTGACCAAGACAAAAACATAGCACTTTCTTATTTGCATAAGGCTATACGCCCTGCAAATCAACTTAGAATGATGGAGAATGCCGTAGTCATTTATAGGATTACGAGAGCTCCTGAAAGAAGAATATTTTATGTTGATGTAGGTAATCTGCCCACCAACAAAGCAGAGCAGTACCTCAAAGATATCATGGATCGTTATCGTAACAAGTTAGTGTATGATGCTAACACAGGTGAGGTTAGGGACGATAAAAAGTTTATGTCTATGCTCGAAGATTTCTGGCTTCCAAGAAGAGAAGGCAGCAATGGTACTTCCATTGACACTTTGCCAGCAGGACAAAATTTGGGACAAATCGAAGACGTAGAATACTTCCAAAAGAAGTTGTATCAGTCTTTGAATGTTCCTGTTTCTAGATTACAGCAGCAAGCAGGTCTAAACTTTGGCCGATCTGCTGAAATCAATAGAGACGAATTAAAGTTTACTAAATTTGTAGCTAGACTCAGAAGAAAGTTTGGTGTAATGTTTGATGACTTGCTGAAAACTCAGTTACTTCTGAAAAACATTATCACCGAAGAAGATTGGACAGATATTAAAGACGATCTTCTATACAAGTTTGCACAAGATGCTTACTATACTGAGTCTAAGAATCAAGAAATACTTAGAAGTAGAGTAGAAGTTCTAAATGGAATGGCAAGTTACATCGGCACATTGTTCAGTAAGTCTTATGTTCAGCGAGAAGTGTTAATGCTTACTGACGAAGAAATTGAACAAATTGAAAACGATTTGAAACTTGAGCAGCCGTTTATTACTCAAGATCAACAGCATCAGATGAACATGGCTCAGCAAGAACAAGAAGCAGAACCAGAACAAATTGAGAATACAGGAGAACAATAATGGATCGTGAAGCAGCAATAAGAGACATGATGCAAAGTATGTCACAAGGCAAAGCAAGTGAGGTTCAAGATAAGTTTAATAGTCTTATGATGGATCGAGCTAATGCTGCGGTCTCTGACTACAAACAAGAACTTGCAAAAAGCGTATTCAAAAATCCAGATTTACAAGCGATGGGGTTAGCAGACGGCGAAGAACATATCATGGAAGTTGATCCTGCCGCCGAACCCGAAACTGTCGGAGACGAAAATGAAGACATTTAAAGAGTTTAGAAATTTAGACGAAGCAAAAAAATGCAGCGAGTGTGGATGCGATCCTAAGAATCCTAAAGAAGGATGTGACTGCAATCACAAGAACATGAGTGAAGCTCTTGAAAATGAAGTTTCTGAAGAAGTTGAAGAGATCGAAGAGATTTCTAAAAAAACTTTAGGTTCTTACATTAAGAAAGCAACTACTAGCTACGGCACCCGTGAAAGAATGGGCAAAGAGTATGAAAGAGATGCCAAAGAAACTCCTTCTGGTACTGAAAAAAATGTAAACACTCGTTTGGCAGGCGCATTTCAAAAAGGTGCTGCAAAAAGAAAAGCTGGCATTATGAAAGCCACAGACAAGTTAGTAAACAAATAGGTTTAATCGGAGAGCAAGATGGCGGTCACAATAGACACATTAAAGCTAACACAGGTTCAAGGAGTTGTGGCTGTCAGAGAAGATGGTAGTACTCCTGCAGCAGGCACTATTGCATTAGCGACTACACTTAAAAAGGCAACTGAAACTCAGTCGTCACCTGTTGTTAATATTGGTGCTATTCACTGGGCACTAGACACAGGAGTTACTGGTACTATTACTAGAAATTCAAAAGTACTATACAACTTATCACTTTCAGGCAAACTAGATTTTTATGGCTTTGCTGACATTACAGAAAATGCTAGTGACATTGTTATAGAAATGGACGGTGC